CGTACGCACGCACAAACTCGTCGACTTGATCGGGGAAGGTGTACTCAGTGTGGACAGGGAAATTGGAGACCACGGGTTGGAGCGCGTGGTCGTAAATCAATCCTTTGAACCGTTCGTCCTGGGTATGATAGAGACGCAGGTGTTCGGTCATATCGACCCCGCGCATCGTTTCTTCTACAAATTGCATGTTTATTGGTTACGAGCATCTTTTAAGTTATCGAATAAATTGATTTTTCTACAGCGTGCTCCCACCTTGTTTTAAGACACCGATGACCACCCACGCGCTGAGTCCTTATCTGGTAGGCTGTTTACTCAATTTCGTACACGACGACGAGGTGGAAGACGCCGAAGACGAGATGTGTGTCGTACACGATCAGCACTGCACCTTGCATCAACTGTACCGGGTGTACGACCTGTACAAGCTGGCGTATGCCTCCGTGCGGAACCCAGCGAAGATGGTCTACGGATCGGTCAACTATTTCAAGTGTCACTTGACATCGGCAATTCGTGAGCTCCACTGGTTTCCGTACGTTTCCGAGGTGGACAATTGGGAATACGCGTCGGGCATTGTCGATATGAACTCGGTACTGGAATTGGACACGACCACGAACGCGCCGGAAATTCGCCTGACTCTGTGGTTTGGTTCCGTTGATCTCCTCTTGCGTTTTTTTCAGTTTACCCAAGTCCCCGCGACCTTGCACGAACGACACTTGGAATACCGAGGAACCAACGCGATCGATCTAATTGGTAAGCTGTCTCTCGACAGTATCAAGCGGGAGCAGTTGCGGCAGATTCTGTACGGTCACCAGAGAGTGGGACAGTGCGTGGTGTACCGAATGGATCCGAGCGCGGTGTTGCCCTCGAAAGCGCGTCTATCCGATGTTGGGTACGACCTTACCGTGATCCGTAAGGCACGAGACCTCAATTCCCGAACCGCGTTGTACGATACGGGGTTGTCCATCCGAATTCCATTTGGGTACTACGTCGAGATCGTTCCCCGCTCGAGTCTGTCCAAATCGGGTTACAGCCTCAGTAATAGCGTCGGAATTATTGATCGTTCCTACCAAGGGAGTCTACTGGTTGCCCTGACGCGCACTGCGGAAGACGCGATCGATCTGGAGCAGCAGTTGCCGTTTCGTTGCTGTCAGATGATCTTCCGTCGTCAAGAGTTTATCGAATTGCTCGAGGGTTCAACCGACGACGATGCCTACACCTCGCTCAGTACCCGCGAAGGGCGTGGTTTTGGTTCATCGGGTGTCTGATGGAATGGTTTTAAACCCATACTGCGAAAAAAAACGAAAAAAATTTAAAAAAAATATTGTTACTAATAAAACGAAATGGCTGCAAGCTTGGTATCTAGTAATCTGACATCCGGCTTCATCGATTTGGCAACATTCGATGAACTCGAAAAGTACATGTATGGTGGTAAGAACGCTATCACCTACTTTGTAAGGGAAACCCGCAAATCCACTTGGTTCACCCAGGTCCCCACCGTGTTGAGCCGTGGAAGTGGAACTGCTGACTTTGGACAGGAATGGTCCGCCAACATCTCTCGTGCTGGAGACTACCTCCTCCAGCTCTGGCTTCGTGTCGAAGTACCCGAAGTTGGACTCAAGGATGAACAGGCCAATCAAGGACTTCAACTCCGATGGACTCGAAACTTGATGCACAACCTCATCCGCGAATCCTCCATCACCTTTAACGATTTGTCTGCGGCCCGATTGGATAACTTTTTCTTGGATTTCTGGGCAGCCTTCACTGTCCCCGCTGGAAAGCAAGTTGGATACTACAACATGATCGGAAACTATTCCGACTTGATCCAACCCGCAATTGCCGGACGTACCATCCGAAGCTTTATCCTCAACCTCCCTCTTCCTTACTTCTTTACTAGAGATTCCGGTGTGGCCCTCCCCACTGCCGCATTGCCTTACAATGAAATGAGAGTCCAATTTTGGTTCCGTGACTGGAAGGATCTCCTCATTGTCGACAACCCTGCTCCTATTGTTGTCCCCGGAGTTGCTCCAGTCTGCCCTTCCAGACCCCCAGTCGCCAGCGAATTGATCGGAGGAATCCCCTCATTGAGCAACGTCTATGTCTGGGCCAACTACGCCATCGTTTCCAACGACGAAAGAAAGCGTATGGGTTGTGCTCCTCGTGATATCCTCATCGAACAAGTACAAACCGCACCTGTACAAACCTTCAACCCCCTCAACAACAGAGGACCCTCATACGACATTCGTTTCGCCCACGCCATCAAGGCTCTCTTCTTCGCCGTCCGAAACACCTCTTGCTCATCGGAATGGTCTGTATACACCAACACCTCACCCAAGGTGGCCACTGAAAGCATCGACTGGAACCCATCTTATCCTTCCGCCACCGATCCTATCCTCAGTACCACTCTCATCTACGAAAACACCCAACGTCTCAGTCAGATGGGATCCGACTACTTCTCTCAAATCCAACCCTACTTCCAACCCTCCGCGGTCATCCCCGTCGAGACTGGTTACCACATGTACTCCTACTCCTTGGACTTTATCTCCTTGGACCCCATGGGATCAACCAACTACGGCAAGTTGACCAACGTCTCCATCGTCCCCTACGCCTCCGACCAGTGTGTCGCTGCCGCTAATGGAGCCGTCTACACCGGAGGAGGTAACTTCAAAAACACCTACCAATTCATCGTCGTCGCTGTCAACAACAACATCATCAGAATTTCTGGTGGTGCCTTGGGATTTCCAGTGTTGTAAAAAAAATCCAAAAAAAATATTTCTGTTTTCAAAACAGTAGTATTGTCCGAATCATTAGAGAACATGTATTACCGTTCAAAATGTTCACGATTTATTTAAAGCCATGACAAGCCATTTCATGCTTCAGCGATGACAGAATCATTGAAGGTTTCTCCAGGTTTAAAATTAAACTCCTTCATTCTTTCTTTCTTGTCGAAGAAAAGAAGCTTCAGTGCATACCCATTTTGCAAAACTGCGTTGAACTTGAGAGCATTTTTTTCTTTTTGGTCGTCGTAAAAGTGTAAAAAAAAAAAAAGAAATTTATTGGTCACGACACTGCAGGCGTTGCAGAATCTCTTGGTTTAACGCGATCAATTGGTCCAGCCGGGTCGACAGGTCGCGGAGTTGTTGGTGGATGGACTCGTTCACCCGAGGCCGTTTCTGCTGTCGGTGCCTTCCTTGTACATGTTCGTCCAAAAGTATACGCTCTTCGTAGCTCTCGCCGCAGTGATCACACGCCCACATGGTAAACGAACTCTAAATTGATTTTTTTCTCGTTCAGAGAATCAATTTACACGTCATGTTCATGCCGTTTGATTGGGTCGACTCGTATCGGCTACGTAATGCCACGTATGAAAATACTCCCACGTTTTCCCTATCCGGTTTGCGATGCCGTGGACGCGTGCTACGAGTTTACGACGGGGATACTCTCTGGTTGGCGATCGTCCACCCTGGGAAAACAGTGTACAAGTACCGCGTTCGCATGTACGGGTACGACGCTCCGGAAATGCATCCTCGAACGGACACGGAAAACCGGGACCAAGTCGTGGAGAGTGCGTTACGTGCCAAAGCCTACCTGGAAACCCTCCTATCCCAGCACCCGTTTGTCGAGGTTGAATTTTTCGACTTTGACAAATACGGACGCCCCTTGGTGAAGCTCACACTTCCCGGTCAGCCTCGAACCGTCAACGACTGTATGCTCGCGGAAGGTTTCGTAAACGTGTATTATGGCGGTACCAAAAGCAAACCACCGATGACCAACGCGCTCCCGCTTACCATTCAAACCCTTCTGAATAAACCTGAATACCCTGAATACATTTTACGATGCGCGTAGCAGCCTTTGATATGGGAACACGCAATTTCGCGTTTTGTGTGGAGGAGTACGAGCCTGTGCACGGCCGTCCAACCAAACCCCAATTTGACGTGGACGGACGTGCTACGGACTCGTACCAGACGTTTTTGGACACCCACGTGTACACGCGTGGACGACTCGTTGAGATGCAATGCATCGATTTGAAGCAGTATTGCGAAACGCAATCCATTTCAAATCTGTACTTGGGACTCTCAGGGGTGTTGAATGCGTACACGCGCTTGTGGGATGCTGTGGACGTGTTTCTGATCGAACAGCAAATGGCGTACGGGCACAACAAGTCCAACATCCAAGCCTTGCGTCTGTCGCAACACACCCTAAGTTATTTTCTGACAATCTATGGACCCTTCCGGTGCGTTCAGGAATTTCCGTCTACCCACAAGACGCGCGTACTGGGTTGTCCCCGTACGGAACGGCGTACACACAAATCGCGTAAAGTATTTTCCGTGCAGTTGGCGTCTCGGATCTTGAATCAGCGAAACGATCCCTTCTCCGCCGCACTGGGCTCGATTTCCAAACAAGATGATGTATCCGATTGCATACTTATGATTCAAGCCCATAAAGCTCTCGGCGGATGACCGGAATCAAGGCTCGGAAATGACTATTGACGAGCATTTCATTCATTCGCATGTACCGGTCCAGACACCGGAGGCATAGCCAGTTGATGCCGGTGATTTCGTCCGTGCTAGTCATCCGTTCGAGGTCATACGTTAGGTTGTTTCCGTCTACAATAAAATATACCCCATCCCCATTATAGACCGTGTAGGACCGCATCAAATCCTTCTCACGCAGTGTGATCCCGGTTTCCTCGGCGGTCTCACGGATGGCGCACTGCTCCACACTCTCGTTCTCTTCCACGTGTCCCTTGGGGAATCCCCAGAAACGTTTATACGATTGGATAACGAGAATTTTTTTATTTCGTCGGTCGAGGATAATCGTTCCAGATCGAGGCGTACGCTTCGTTTTAGACGTCCGTCGGTACCGAACGATGTTGAATTCTTCTTCCGAGTCCTTGTAATACGAAGGTAGAAAATGTAAAGCACAACACCAATTTTCTCGCGGCGAATGCATGATGAATTTTTTTTTATTAGACGTCTAGTTCGAGTTTAAACCGAAACCGCTCAAGCATGGCCAAAGGACCTTGTTCCACACACGGGGTCCGACGGCGCGCGTCAAGGTGCAGCCGGTACGCGTAAAAAACGGCTTGGCAGTACGCGTCCGCGATGTCGTGCTGTCGCGTGTACGATTCCAGCTCAGAATTGAGCCAACCCCGTGTGGTGTGCTCCAATCGGTACCGCAAGACGTGCATACTCTTTTCTTTACGATATTGGTATCGGGTCTCGGGATCCTCGTGATCGAGTCGCCATCCGAAAAAGGCGTGCACGGCGTTGGGGTGTACCAATACAGCTTTGGATCGAAAGTGAAAGAAAAAGAGCTGCTCAATGGCCACTTGTCCTCCTGGGGGTTGTCGCTCAATGAGGACGTATTCCGCAAGTTGGAACAGTTCGTGGTACAAGTGGAACACGTGTGCCAACCAATCGCTTGG